CGTGAACTCGCTCTTGATTACTGCCATATCTTCGCGCAGTGCGACGACTGTAGAGAACAGCGCCGCACCCATTGCGAGGATAGCGCTCGCACTGATCCCGAGCATCCACTTTGTGAAGTTGTCGCTCATGCGTTATACCTTCGGGAATTGCGCCTTGATTGCTGCGCGCTTTGCGTAGATCTCGGCGAGGCGTGCTTCGTACTTCGCTACGTCTGCGGCGTTGTTCGCAGCCTTTGCCATCGCGAGCTCACCTGTCAACTCTGCGATGTCCTGAAGATAGATACCTTTGTTCGCGTACGCTTCCGCACGCTTGACAAAGTAAGGCGGCTCGAAATAACCAGACGCGACGAGCTCGTTCCACTTCGCGACGCACTCGTCCTCAGTCGGGATGCGTTCGTTTGGGTCAAGCCAAGTCTCAACCATTGATTCGTAAGTGCGGTGTGACCCTGCACCCTTCAACCCAAGTGCATTGACAACAACGCCGAAGTTAATCATGTTTGAGATCATGTTTGTTGCCCCGCGAGTTTGTATGCGCGCGCATTCAATACGCGCACGTATGCTGATGGATTGCCAGTCGACCACTGTCCAGTAACTGCGAACGTAAGACTGGTTGTAAAGTTCGGTGAAAGATATGAAAAGAAACGCGTGTCATATACGTTCGAGCCACCAGCAAACATCGTAGGGTTTGCAAACTCTTGCGCACGATATGCATCATTGCTGAAACTTGAAATCGTACCAAGTTGCGAGCCCTGACGAATAAAGAAGAAATGCGCAATGCCATATCTGCCATTGGTCCCACCAGCAATACTTGCAACATTGCTCGTCAGTGTGCTACCACCAATCACTGTATTGGTTGTAAAGTTGTACTGCACACCGCTCATGTTGTACGATTCATAGTAAATATCAATGCGTACAATTTCACCATCAGCAATCGTGTTGGCTGGCACTGTGAATGAAACAAGGTTTCTTTGCGTGCTTGTGTTTTCAGCGTCTTGTATTGTCAATGCATATGTTGTGTCGCCAGCTGAAATAGTTGCCCATGTCTGATCACCGCGCAGGTACGTTGTGCTCGATGCAGTGCCACTAGTTGCGAGTCGTGCTGTTGCAAATACACCAGATGCAATGTCAGCAGCAGCCAACGTAACGGCACCAGTTTTGCTAGCAACTGACAACACAGCTGTTTTGTAGGTCTGATCGCCTGCAAGATACGTCGTGCTGTTGGCGGTGCCGCTGCCGAGACGCGCAGTGGCGATCGTTCCTGTAGTGATCGCGCTCGCGTCGAGATTTGAAACTGCGATACCGAGCGTCTCGTTACCGCCGTTGTTATTCTCAGTTAAGGAGATACCCGAGCTCGCTACGAGCTTGCCGTTAAGATATCCCGCGGTCGTGTCGTTCGATGATACCTTCGCGACTTCGTCTGTATTGAGTGAGGTATTGGTGATGATCGGGCTCGCAGGATTCGTCGAGTCGACGCTGATCCCCGTTCCCGCTTGAATAGTGTCAACGGTTCCGCCACCACCACCGCCGCCGAGTAGGTTCTCTATCATGCGTCGTTGTCCTTCTTAGTCTTGAAGGCTTGCCAGTGCGCGGCCGGGTTGTCTGAGATAGCGATGATCTTAATCGTCGTATCCTGGCCGATGTCGATCTTGAACGGCGTGTCCTTCGTAAGCTTGAAACCTACGGTCGTCGTCGGGTTCGTCCCGTCGAACGTAATCATCGCGTCGTGTTGCTGAACTTGCAAGACGAGGAAGTCCGCGCCGTCCGGAGGCGTGATCGTCTGCGCTGTATGGTTGACGAGGGAGATCGTCTGCAGCGTGCCGAGGCGTTGTCCCGTGAATCCTGTAATGGCCATCTTTGTTTCCTTCGTGTGAGGTTCTCAGCTCGGAGGCCGTAGCCCCCGAACTCAGAAACTCTGATTAGCAATACACAACCGCGCCGACGTTCTGATCCGTTGCGTTTGGATCGAAGTCGTTACCGTTGTAAAGAACTGCGATAGCTGATCCGTACGTACCTACCGAGCCGTTGCCCGCAGTTGCGACGAGATCGATATAGCGCTTCTTACCCTGGAGGCTTACGTGGAAAGCGTACATCTTGTTGTCGTCAGTTGCGGACGGAAGCGCCGGGTTACCAGTCGCACCGAATACAGTCGCGCTGATATCAGCTGCGCCGCTCATACCTGAGTCGTCGCTTTGCTGCAGCTTGAGAGCGCCCATCGCAATATCTGTCGCGCCGAGTGAGAAGATAACGGCGAGCTTACCAAAGCCCGCAGTATCGATCGCAGTCGTAGCGAAGTCTGCGTTGTCAACGATAGCCGCAGGTGGCGTCACGTTTACGAACTTAACGTTTTGGAGTGAGTTCATGTTCTGGGTTCCTTATGAGTTTTGAGAAACAAAAGCTACGATAGGACCCGCAACACGTGTCGATGCCGTCGCGCTGTAGTTGCCTACGTCATGTACTGCGATATCGACGTACTCGGCAGCCTTCACATAGATCGTGTCGTTCTGGAAACCGAGCGATGTGTCCGTCTTGATAGACGTGCTCATGCGATCGCCCATCGACGCGGCTTGTGCAAGGTTACCGAAGTAGCCGAAGACCTGCGAGTTCGCGTCTGTGCTTGGCATAACGTCGACGATCTCAACTGGGAAGCCAAGGAAGCGCATGCCGAACGAGCCCGCGATCTCAGCTGCAGTCACGCCGCCCGCACCAAGTGCGAGGCGCTCGCCGCTTGCCGAGAATGCTGTCTTGTTGAAATACCACTTTGCACCTGCGCGCGCGTACGTCGGGAGCTTAGAAGCGCCAGTGATGAAGTCGCTCAGCGTAGCTTCAGAGAAGAGGTTGCCGCTGATAACTTGTGCGCCGCCGAGGTAGCCCTTGTGCGTGTCGTTCGTCCATGTGCCGCCAGCAGCTTCGAGGACTTGGCGGAACTTGTTACCTACGCCTGTGATACCACCGTAGGCCGATGTGCCGTCACCGTTGAAACCGGCTTCGTCTTCCTTCTTTGCGAACTGACGAGCGACCGAGTCTGCGAAACGCTGGCCGAGGTTGACGGTCGCGTTCATGTTGAGTTCTTCGCTGATGACTGCGAGCGCTGTGAGCTTCTTCGCTGTGAGCACTACCGAACCGAACGTCATGTCCGATGCTGTGTACGCTGTAGCTTCCGAACCCCAGTACGCTGTAACATCGTCGTTCGTGCGGAAGATGCGGATCGTCTCAGAACCCATCGGCTCAACGCGAGCGTTGCGACGGAATACGCCGTACTCTTCCTTGAGGTCGATGATGTACGAAGAAGTCTCTTCAGGTACGAAGAGGCCGCCGGTCGCATCTTGGTTTTGCGTGTGCGTCTTGTACTCAACGCCTGTGACGTCTGAATACTTTTGACGTGCGTTCTCGTTCGAGAGACCCGCAACGAAGAGACCAGTTACGTACGACTTGTAGTCAGCTTCGTTCATCTTTGCCTTAGCTGATGACTCGCCGACCTTTACTGTCGATGTTGACGGGAGCTCATTCACTGCCGTCTTTACTTCTGCGATGCGCTTCGCGTTCTTTGCCTTGATAGCCTCGAACGACTTCGCCTCGTTGACTTGATTAGTGAGAGTGTCGATCTCGTTGTTCAGCTCTGTAGCCTTCGCAACATCTTCAGCCGTAGGCTCTGCGATGTTGGTGAGGACTTCCAGCTCTGTTGACTTCACGCGGATCGCGTCAGTCAGCTGTTGGATTGTCATTGGTTGTCCTTTTGACGTGAGTTATGAAGAGCTCGCAGACGTTGCATCTCCATTTGAGCGCGTGCGCTCTTAGGCTTTGCACTGTCAATAAGCTCCTTAATTGATGAGGTCGCATTCTGCAGAGCATCGACGAGAGATGAGAGACGAGCCACGTTTGCCGACGAAAGCGTGCGTCCTTCCTTCTCGCGAATCTGTGCGCGTTCGTTCAACCTCGCGACAAGACGAACGACCTCAGCTCCGACGTCGTCGATATCCTGCGTGAGTCCCTTAGCGCTAACGATTGCAGTTTGCGGGTTTGCTCCGAACAAAACGGGCGACCACTCGAAGAGCGTCCCCTTGACGAGTTCGCGTGCGCCGTCCGGCGCGATGCGGTCTTCCTGCACGGAATACCCGATGCTGAACTCGTCGATAATACCTTCCTTGATATCAGAAAACGCCTCGCGTCCGCGCTGCGTGTTCTGGTTGAACTTAGCCTTTACGTACAATCCGCCGAGACCCTTCAAGCTATCAGGGAGTAGCGGATCGTTCGGATAGAGTTCACGTGCTTCCAACGTCTTCGCGACGGGTGCGTTCCAATCGTGCATCCACACGCCCTTCGGCATCTTGCCTTTTAGCGATTGCTCGAAGAAACCCGGGAGCACGCGGTCGCCCACGCTGTCGACGTTGTTAAATACGGAAACGACCGCTTCGAGGATTCCCTCGTCAGCGTTCACGGCCTTGATATGACAGGAATGAAGCGACTTCGTCAGTTCCATTCGATTACCTTCGTATGAGTTGACGCAACATGGCGAACGCGTTCGGATAGTTTTGCACCATCTATCATCCGCCCTGCGTTGCTCTGTCGTAGTCGATCTTG